GAACGAACACGAGCCAAATCATCTTCAGTATAAAACTTTGAAGACTTGGTGGAGTCGTTCTCTAGTCCAATTGCAACAGTAGGCGCGTCAACGCCCGACACATTTACGACTGGAGCGACATTGGCCTCTGCTTCAAAAGCGGCTGCCATCTGTTCTGCTGTTTCTGCCATGATTATATCCTTAGTATCCTAGGGGTCGTTATCCGAATTGAGCCGAAGCCCGTAGCACAAATGACCTAACGTGTATTCTTATTTTCTCTTTACACTACGAAAGTGTCAGCGTAAACGCTTATTTTTCGTAGTCTCGCGGAACCTTCCTGTTAGGGAGTGATGTTCCGTAAGCTTCAGTTACGAGGTTGACTCGTAGTTGTTGCTCCCCTGATTGAGCCTCAATGCTTGCCGCATCTACTACTGGTGGGAGTGTGGACTGAGGAATGCCTTGACCAGTCTCCGGGTTAGCCTCTACAGGTGAGGCTGCCTCTTTGCCTTGTGGGGATTGCATACCAGTAAGGTTCATGATGTCGTTCTCGATCTGAGTCTGGAGCAACTTAAGCGCCCCATCAGCCTTAGCGTCATCAAGAAGCTCTTGACGGATTTCAGTAAGCTTCTCTGCTGGGAACTCTTCACCCAAAATGCGCAAAGCGCCTTCCTTAGACTCAAGACCAAGAGAAAGCATTGATTGAACTTCATTGATAGCAATCAGCTTGTCTAGTGGTAGTGGCTGTGGGAAGTGGACAATCGATCGATAGGTGATTGAGTCATTAAAATCTAGTTGAGCCAACTGCCCAGGCTTTAAAGGTGTGGTCTTAGTTACAGGATCCCAAGTAAATACTTCTGGTTCCTTAAGGGCTAGGCTTAACAAAACTAGCTCATTGATGCGTTCTAGACCGTGTGCATATTGAACGATTTTCTGGTGGTAGCGGTTCATCAAAGGCTGGAACATGATGCTAAGAGCAACACCAGAGGTATTTGAGACTGGCATTGCTTGTCCAAGAGCTGTCTCTGGAACACCTACCATTTCGTGCATAGACTTCTTGAGCATTGCCAAGAAGTCCATAGCTCCCTTTAGTCCTTGAGCTCCGCCTTCAAGATTCTCAACGCGAGCGTCTTTTGGAAGTCCGCCCCATACCTTGTTGGCGCCCTTTTCTAATTGTGAGGCCTTTGCGCCAATGATGACCGTAACCGGTGCCGCGTGGTAGTTAACAATGTCAGCAATATCAGTAGCGGTTTCATTGTAAGCGCGGTTAATGTTAATAATGTCGTTGCAATCACTGAGACCCCAAGGGCTACCACTGATACGAACATTCGGAATATGAATAACAGGGATGACACCAAGTGGGTTAGGGCGCGAGTCAATGAGTTCGTCATTTATGTATTCCTCGATAATGTCGTCTGTCAAGATTTCCGTGTAGGTAAATACTTGACGTGTTCCTTCTAGTGATGTTCCCCAAAAACGATACTTAAGCTTAAATCGGATTAAGCGCTCGCGGTCATGGGGGTGGAACTCTGGGAAAGCAAAAGAAGAGTTCAGGGGAAGAATACGAACTCGTCCAGGGTGTTCTCTACCAGCGGGGTCTTTATAACCTTCTTCATAAGCGACCTTGATAAAGCAGTCACCAGAAACAGATCCCTGCTGACCGATTTCCCACAGTACTGTGGCTTTGTTGTTATCTGTCTCCCAAACTCTTTCGAGCAGGTCTGGGACAATGGCTTCCGTTTCTTTCGGGGAACGGAAGGAGACCCCTTTACCGAAAGTAAAGTTAATTACGAAATCTGTAAAGGCGCGATAATAGTTAAGAGCCAGCTGGGTTTCGCCTGTCTGACGGCGGTAAGACCAGTGGTGACCAAGATACATAGCCCAGTTAAGGGAATAACGGTTAAGGCGGGGACCGTGAACCTCAAACTCTTCATCCGCTAGTTCTACAAGACCTAGTGGGGAGATCGAGATTGTTAGATCAGAGGAGGCTGCACGATAACTCGGAGGCGAGAAATCAATCGAGCTCACCAATCACCTCTTTCCGTAAAGACTATCAATAATAACATAATTGTCGACAAATATATAAAACGACACTCAGTACTTAAAGTGCTCTCCAGCAATTACGTTTCTACCTACTGGATGAGTAACTTTCTTTTTCATGTCTTCTTTTTTCTTATCAATGGCATCTTGAACTCTGTCGCGGTTTCTTGGGTCTATATCTTTTTTAGAGTCAACGAATTTTCCACCCAGCTGAAGGTAATGAGTGTGAACCCAGTGAGCAGCAGCAGGGGATGGGTATTTAGAGAAACGGGATTTAGCTTGAACCACCACCATGTTGTACAGGCGTGGATTAGCTGGGAGCTGCTTAGGACCCTCTTTAACTTCTTTACCGCGGATGAGTGCCATTATTAATCCTTAGATAGGTCCCAACCCCCAACCTTTAGGGTCAGGGGTCGGTCGTCTAATTTATTAGTCGCGGACTACTGAAGCGTTGCCAGCCTTTTGGTTGGCGCCACTACGAGTAACTTCTTCAATGCGGTTGTCGCCATGATCAGCGAAAGCGCCAGAGGCAAACTCTGTTAGATGATCAGGTGCTTCTACCCAAGATGCAGAACCGACGTGTGCGCGTTCACGCATTGTCTCTTCTGGAAGCTTCTCGAATACATTCTGATTGCGGTTTGGACGACCAGCTGCTGGGATGTAACCCTGCATAGCGCCCTTTGAAAACTCTTGTGGGACGTCGGTATCAGTTGCGATACCCTCTTCAAAGCGAAGTGGTCCACGTTGTCCGGCAGAAGCGGCAGAAACTTTACGATCGTAAACGTTTCCTGGGCGCTCTGGGAACTTTGGGTCTGGTGCAAGTGCCATTTATAACTCCTTATAGGTTGAGGTACCTCATAGAACAGTGTGCTACAAAGAACCTGTGTAGTCAGCGTAAAGTCTCAACGAAAAAAGGGTGAGCTGGATACTTCAACTTGAGGCAGTGTTAGATCCATAGTTAAAGAGCAGGCGAGAGCTAGGCTATCTGCGTAGTCATCGTGGGCGTGGGCTTCATCAGGAGCGTGGGCCAAAAAGTTAGGACCAGTGAACTTAGTCTCTAGGTCTTCCATCTGTTGTTTGAATCTGCGCCATGTGCGCAGGCGACGAGTCTTTGCATGAGCAGGCCAGCTAATCATGCGACGATCAATAAGCGCCTTTAAGTGCTTCCACCGCTTAGATTGCTCTTGTTGGCTACTACCTATCGAGTAAACCTCTGCGTTAGGGAGGAGGATCTTAAGGCGCTGGGCCACTGCATCTCCGACACCATTTGCGTCTACGCCAACAGAGAGCACGTCATAGTTTGATAGGAACTCTCTAATCTGGAAGTACTGGTTCTCCCAGTCATCACCCTGCAACTCTAACCAGTTAAGGATACGGTGGTCGTAGTAACCAAACTCGTCTGGGCGGTTCCAGTCAACCCAGACAACTGTTACTACTGTAGAGTCAATCTTACGGGCGGGGTCGATGCCCACTACTACAGGGGTCTTATACCAAGCCTTTTGTGTCTCCATGGATGTATCGCCAAGCTCATCTAGCACAGTAGAGGTAACGAACATACCGCGCTCAAGAAGCCACTTGCAGTTGTATGACATCTGGAACTCGTCGGAGTCCTCACCAATGCGCAACATTTCTTTTTTAATAAACTTGCCGTAGTTTGTGTTGACCTTGGCTACATCACGCCAGTCCCACTCAAAGTGGTTCTGTCTACTGCGGGAGGTCTGACGACGACGGTTGAGCTGAATGGATCTGTAGAAGTTATTCTTATGTGTGGTTGGGGTTCCAGTCTTAACCATTGTTCCAGCAGTGGAAGCCAACATAGGAGAGATAGATTTAGAAACTACAAAGTCATCAGCTTCTTGACACTCATCGATAATAATAAGATGGAAGGTCTTAGATTCGATCTTAGCCCGGGGGTTAGCAGTCATCATGGTTAGGCTAGAGCGGGACTTCTTTAGTCTAATCTGACGAGTAACGCCAGCAACTTTACCTAAGCTATCGTCAATCTCTGGGTCACCTAAGATCTCAAGGGCACGCTCACTGGTAAGGCGGTCTACTGTACGACCGAAGAGAGTTTCAACCTGTGTCTCGACCGGTGCGAACATACCGATCATAATTCCGTCTTTAAACTTACTTAACAGATCTGGGTACATCTGGGCTAAGCGGGGAAGAAGAACCATCAGCCCAGCTACTGTGTTAGCTACTGTCTCTGACTTACCTGACTGACGAGACGCGAGAGCGGTGATCTCCTCGCCGTCATTGATGATTACTGACTCAACAATACGTCTAGCGAGGGGTAATTGATAGGGGTGAAAAGGGTGTCCAGAGAGGGCTTCGATGAACTGAATACAGCGGTCTACTAGCTTTTTGACAAACTCCTTGGAGAGCTCATCTAACTCATCTTCCTCCTCTGGAGGCAGATCGTCGTCCTGATCATACTCGTCAGGGATGAACTCTTCATCATCTAATACTGGGTCGTTGCTCACTGTGATCCTAATTTAGTTTTAAGCAGAAAGTCTGGGAGGTTGATCCCAGACTCTCTGACGCCACCTACGGGAAGAGAAGAACGCGGCAGTATTAGTGTATCACAAATGTCGACAAATCTATTTATCGGCGTGTCACGCGTGTATGCAATTCGTTTACCATAGCGTGTAGAACTTCTGCACCAGTGAGTGCCTCTTCAACATAGCGTTCGTCTCTAGTCTTTGCGTAATGAGACAAGCACCTACCGATCTCATAAAGAGATTGATCCGTCCATTGCTCTATGTCTCCTGTAGGGACGCGGGATACCCGCCTAGCCACTTTCTCTGAAAAGGGCTTATCCCACGCCTTCTTATTCTTGAAAAAACTCATCATACATCCCATCTTCAGGCTTCCAAGCAACCCTAGATCTTAGCGCATCTTGCAGGATTCTATCAATAGCGTCGTCGTCATCTCGATTAACGGATGGACGGCTGACCCACATTCCTAGGTAGAACCCGGGAGTGGTGAAGGGTACTCGGAATACCAAGCACTTACCCTTTCTAAAAGGGTATTCGGTTTCTTGGGTGGATCCAATTTCAAGTATTGGTAAAAAGCTTTTATGCCAGTACCGAAGGACTCCGCCGTAAATAGGTCCGGCGGTCTTCATAGATGATTTCATTATTAATCCTTAAAAAAGTCTTTTGCTTTCCAATTATTCAACTTGCCTTTTTGCATAGTCTGAGCTCTGGCTGCGCTTTCGCTCAAACGAGCAAGTGTACCAGCAGATAGATCTCCGACGTTAGCCGCATGATGTGACGAGCAATTACCCTCTAAAGTTGGCAAGTAATCATTTGTAGAAGGGCTTCCCTTTAAGCCTAGCCAAATATCAGTAGAAACATCATTGTATTGGTGCCAGTGATTAGTTCTAAACACTATGTAGACAACTTTAGTGTTTGGATTATAGGCAATAGTAAGAGCTCTAGGTCTAGAGGGTTGTTGAGTAGGCGCGGTCTCAGTCTCTACTCCGACATTAGAGAGCTCACTTGGTATTGAGACATCCCAATCAGTTGGCTTGTCAAGAGCAATTTTCATGCTCTCTAAAATGTTGTAGGTTTTATTACCCGTCTGCTCTTCGTAAGCTTGCCTACGAGAATAGTAATTATCTGCTCTCCTAGCCATTACTCCTCGCAAACGTGGTTTTCAGTCTCGGTCTCTAGTACTCTTGAATAACAAGATCCGCAGTGAAGATACTTAGGGGCTCTGTAGTTATTTTGAGCGGTAGCGCCTAATTCGTAGTCAGACCCGTCTTCACTATACGCTGGCTGAGAAACTATGATCTCTGGCTCATCAAATAATTCCCGCGGGAACGGTCCTCTAGGGGACACTACTCTGTCTGGGACGTAATGTACTTGTTTAGCTTGATGCTTAATTATTCTCACTTGGCGCCGACTCTTCGGCAGGAGTTGCATCTACGGGTGCAACAGTCTTTTTCTTAGAAGGCCTTACTACCTCAGGTTCTGGGATGTCTACTTCTGGGGTAAGCAAGGGGAAATGACCGGCGATCGCTCGCTCACTAAGCCAATGTGGTAGGCAGTTGTTGCAGTAATGAGCCGAGCTTACTCCAGGTTCGGCATGGGTGTATACGGCATCGTTTGAACAGTTATCGCACTTCATATTGTTCTCCTAGAGTATTTTTCTCGTGCTTCAAGTATAGCAAAAAGCACCCCCGAAGGGGTGCTCTCTGTAAGTACTAATTAGTTTTTAGAAGCGTTAGCCTCTACAGCAGCTTTAGCTACAGCCTTTTGAGCATCAGCTACAGCAACAGTTGCTACATTTGTAATAGCAGCGGTGGTAATTGCGTCTAGGTGCTCCTTCTTAGAGAGCTCTCCTACAACACCCTTTGGGTTAAACTTAGCCAGCAAAGGACCGACTACACCAAGAACAGCAGCCCAAAGGACATGCTTCACTGAGTGATTTCCGGTTTGCCAGATAGCTACAGCAGATGCTGCTGTTGCATATACGTAATGCTCTACAAGAGCCTTCTCTGATTGAGTGAATTTAGCCACTGTCTTACTCCTCTATGTTGTTGGCGTATGGCGTTACTATGTGGGAATCCGCCGACACATTAGGTGACGACATATCCGACGTATGAGATGATACACCGGCTAAGGACGCTGTGGCAACCGCTACCAAGTGCTTTGGGTCTGTGGAATACCCAGTGGCAGCCCAAGTAGCCAACCCCGCTGAGCCAGCGATGGCTAGATGGGCAGGACTACTAAAATTAAGCTTTATCCCCACGTATGTACCCCAATATCTCTTTTACGTGATGTCGGAGCTCCTCAATGTGATTGTGGGTCTCCTGATCTAATCTTAGGTCTTTAGTAATTATACGCCTATCTTCGTCGCCTGAGCGGTTAGTCGCATTCAAGATTAACCCTGATAACAGGATTGACTCCAAAGACACAATAAGTGTTAGTAAACCAAAAGGAAATGGCTCTATAGGTATCAAAACCCAAGCGCTCCACCACACTATATGGAATACAAAGAACAAAGGGGAGCCAAAAGATATAGCAGCCCAGTCAGACACTTTTTGAAATAATCTCATTCATTAGCCTTAGCTACCATAGAGGTGTAGGTTGCCGCATCAATGCCTTTACCCTTGGACTTCTTTAGTCCTGGATACAAGCTTTGATAAACAGGTATAAGCGCGATTTCTTCTTCTGTTAGAACACTGGACACCAAGTTGGCGGGCATTAAGCCAGCGTTAGCCAGAGCCTTAGCTACAACTAACTCTACTTTTCCTTTTTCCCCAACCTTGAAGGCAGAAGTGCCTGGGAAAGGCGGAGCGACAATTACAGTAGGTGGCTTTGTAGGAACAGGGGTGGAAGTACCATTCGCATTATGGATAGCAGCAACGCCTCCGCCTGTTAGCGCAGTAGCACCA